ACCAAGTCTTATGAACGGAAAAATAAACGAGATGTTTGGACAATAACAAATAAACCATATAAAGGAGCACACTTTGCTGTATTTCCACCTGACTTGATTGAACCATGCATACTAGCAGGGAGTCAGAAGGGAGATATAATTCTAGATCCATTTATGGGATCAGGAACTACAGCAATGGTTGCCAAGAAACATGATCGTAAATATATTGGTTGTGAGTTGCATGAAGGATATGATAATCTGATACAAAAAAGAGTGGATGAAATTCCTACTAAGTTACCCTTAGACCAGTTGATATAGTGGCACACTGATCTGCACAAGAGCTCTGAGTATGCTATAATAATAGTATACAGAACGATACTATGCCAAACAAACATCTAGAACATCCAGAGGACACCATTCTACTCAGTAGAAGAAAGTGTTATCAGGTTGTCTGTACTTTGTTGCAAGAGGAAATATCTCTTGGAGTGAAGTGGGATGGTGCACCTGCTATAGTATTTGGAACTGACCCTCGTAACGGTAAGTTCTTTGTTGGTACTAAGTCTGTATTCAACAAGAAGAGGGTAAAAATATGTTATTCTTATGAGGACATCGATGAACAGTACAAAGGCGAAGTGGCGAACATCCTGCGTTTATGCTTTAGGCATCTTCCTAGGATTGGTGGCATTGTCCAAGGGGATTACATTGGCATATCTGGTGGTACTAGGTATACTCCTAATACCCTTGAGTATATTTTTTCTGCCCCAACTACTGAGCATATTGTTTTTGCTCCTCATACTAACTATACCGAAATATCTCCCGATGCTACTCCTACTTTTGGTGTTGTTTTGTCTGGTGAAACTGGCACTCATATGGTCGGTCCCAACGAAGCTTCAGCGTTCATTCCTAAGGTTGAGAAGAGGTTCAACTGGTTTAAGTTTATCAAAAACATTGCGAGGGCGCAGAGACCGAGCAAGAAATACTATGCAGAAATACTAAAACATGTAAATAAATGGGTAAGAGATGGTCTAGTTCCCCCTGCAGAGGAAATGTATAGTACATTACCTGCTAAATATAAGGGAGAAGTAAATGTTTACACATTCAAAGTGTGGGATCAGATCTTCCAACTGAAACAGTCATTAATGGATAAGATAAAAGTAAGTGGTTCAGTAACTCCATACTTAAATGGTGAACCAACTGCTCATGAGGGGTTCGTTACACATACAGAACACCCTGTGAAACTCGTAGATCGAATGACCTTTAGTAAAGCAAACTTCAAATTAAATGGGTAAATGAAAAAGTTTAGTGCTTTCCTATCAGAAGCAGAGAGATCCTTTGCTGCCAAAGAAGCAGAAAAATTAAGACTTAAACATGTAGGTTACGGTAAGTATGCCGATGCATCAGGCAATGTAACCCACTTTACAAAGAATGGTAAGTTAGAAAAAATAACTGGACAAGAAGGGGGTGCTTCTACAGAAACTCCTGTAAATGGTGAAGAATCAAATGCTGATGGCGGTGTAGATCAAGGTTCAATATCGATAACATTTGGAAGGTTTAATCCTCCTACTACTGGACATGAAAAACTTCTAGACAAAGTAGCAAGAGAGGCAAAATCAAGTGGAGGAACGTATAGAATATACCCCTCAAGGTCGGAGGATCCTAAGAAGAATCCCCTCGACGCAGGGACTAAAGTTAAATATATGCGGAAGGCATATCCAGATCACGCGAACTCAATCATTGACAATGATGATATGCGTACCATTTTTGATGTTCTCACATCACTCGATAATGATGGGTATAGCAGCGTTAATATTGTTGTGGGTGGTGATAGGGTCAGTGAGTTTAACTCGTTAGCAACCAAGTATAATGGTGACCTGTACAACTTTGATGATATTAGAGTGACATCAGCAGGTGATCGTGACCCAGATGGTGAAGGTGTTGAAGGTATGAGTGCATCTAAGATGAGAAAGGCAGCAGCAGATGGTGACCTCGAATCATTTAAGAAGGGTGTACCATCAGGAATCAAAGATAAAGACATACAATCTCTTTACGGAACGTTAAGAACTGCAATGAAAGTTGAAGATGTTGACGATTTTGCTGATTCCTCTTATAATTTATTTGAGATAGCACCAAAGCTAGATCCTCAAGGTTTGCGTGAAGCATACTTTGATGGAGAACTATTCAAAGAGGGCACGTTCGTTGAAAACAGTAACACAGGACTCATTTCTAAAATTGTTAGTCGTGGTAGCAATCACGTCATCAGTATTGATGAGTCTGATCATATATTTCGTAACTGGTTAAAAGACCTAACGGAAAAAAATGACATAAAATTCTTCACCTATAAACCTGCAGGTCTTATGGGTACACCCGAACTCACTAACTATATGAAGAGGATGACACCTGGTGAGTTTGTAAAGAAGATAAATAAAAAGGACAAAGTAGCGACAACTTAACAATGTACAACGACAAACTACCAGATATGTCTGCTGCATATGCAGAGATACAGGAAAAAATGGCGAAGAAAGACCATGACGGTGACGGTAAAATCGAAACTGGTAAGGAAGAATATTTTGGTGCTAGAGATAAAGCAATCAAAAAAGCAATGAAGAAAGAGCATCATGAAAAAGATGCTGATGGTAAAGTCATTGAGCATGATGTAGAAGAAGTTGAAGAAGCAATGGTCGTTACTAATGCTGACAAGAAAGGTAATACACCTGCATACCAGAACTTCAAAAAAGGTATGAAGTCTAAGACAACTGGTAAACCTATGTACAAGGCAGCAGACCACATGAAGGAAGAAGAGATTCATCCTGATGACAATGTACTATCACCAGAAGAACTAGAAAGAGTAGCAGAGCTCTCTAGAGAGTGGGATGCTAAGATGGAAGAAGGATATGGTGGCAAACCTATGATGAGTAAAGGTGGAGAAGTAAAACCACCAAGAACTGCAAAGGGTGCTATGGCATATGACGGTCCTAACAAGGCAGCATCAGAAGCAAAAGATAGACTCGTTGCAAAAGCAAAAGCAATGAGGGAGAAAAAGTGAAGTCTTTCAAACAGTTCCATGAGAACTATCGGGCAATGAGAAATCCTAAAGAGGATAAACCAGAGTCAGAAATGTCTTATGATGAAAAAAGAAAGAAAAGAATGAATGACCCTAAGAGAGGAATCAACTCTCCTGCATTCAAAGAGTTCATGCGTAAACAGGGAATGTAATGCTATCTTTTAAAGAACTATCTGAAAAAAAGAAAACTAATATCTTGATAAATCCTAAGAAGAAGGATTTACAGGAGAAGAATCATGGTGAAGACTGTGATTGTATGAAGTGTGAAGAGAAACGTCGCAAGGAAGATGTAAATGACGGACCTGATGTAGCAAATGAAGAGTCATGTGGTAAAGGTATGTACTACTGCAACACTGATAAGAAGTGCAAACCTATACCTGAGGGATACAAAGAAGATAAGGATGGTATGCTAGTCAAGGAAGCAAAGTATGAAGCAGGTGCATCAAACTATGGTAAGATGTCTATCAGAAATAAGAGAGCAGTAGGATATGGTGGTAATGCTGCACCTCCAGAAGAGAGAAAGAAGGCACATGATGAGAGAATGAAAAAGCATAAAGCAATGAAAGAAGGAGTAACAGCAAAGGAACGTCTAAGTAGAGACGCAGGTGCTATTGCTAAAAAGAAAATGCGTAACAAAGAACACAGGAAGTATGTTAATTTCCTAGACGTAGATGAAAATACTATACATAGTTTTAACACATTCATTCAAAACAACAAACCGTATGACAGTCAAAAAGAAGTTTCAGAAGAAGGCAATCAAGAGAGGAAAGTTGAAACTTCACTGTTAACATTCGGGGAGTGTTGGAAGACACATAAGAAAGTAGGCATGAAAATGAAGGGTGGTAAGCTCGTCAATGATTGTCGTCCAAAAACAGCGAAGGAAGAAGTTGAGATAGAAGAAAAAGTATACACAGGACCTGACAAAAAAGACAGAGCAGTTATCAAGAAGATGGATAACCCTAGTTATGCTAAGAAGTTAGCAGACTATGAAAAGAACATGGATCCTAAGAAACGTCAGGCACTCAAAGATAAGGCAACTAAGGGCATGAAGTTCACTCGTGAAGGGAAAGATCTTGCACTTGATATGATCAGGAAGAAGTATAAGGATCAGATCATGAAGAGAGGTCAACCTAAAAAAGTTAGGGGTGCTAAGTCTACTGTAGGTACTGGCAAGTATAAGAAGATGGCAGATCAAAAGAAACAAACTGCTGCTGATGCCAAGAAACGTGGGTTCAAAGATGTACAATCATATGTAAATACCATGGCACGATACGGTGGAAAAGACAACTATGATAAGGGTAAAGGACTAGGTACATAAGTCGTATATATATTCTATAACCCTATGAGATTTAATCATGATTGGAAAGTTTTTAATGCCACTGGCATACAAAGTAATCGATTCTGCTGTTAAGAAAATTCCTGACGATGCAGAACTTGGAGAAAAACTAATAGAAATTTGTCTACTTATTATTGGTAAGGCAGTTAAACTAACTAAAACTACAGCAGACGACGAACTCTTTGCGAAAGTTAAAGAAGCGTTGGAAGCTAAATAGTACATAGAAAAATACCGACGGAGAACAAATGTCAACATTCGGAGTACTTGACGCAAAGGCAATGGGTACCAACGTTGGAGTTACCAACGGTGATGCCACTGTTACTACATCGGGAGACTTTACGTCTACTTCTGACAATTTTGTCAAAGTCGGGGACGTACTAGAACTCTCTGGTGTTGCTTATATCGTCAAGCAGGTAACAAGTGCAACAGCACTAGAGCTTCACAAAGCATATGCAGGATCAACTGCAACTATTACTGCAGCAAACGCAGTAAGAAGAAACCCTCCAACTACAGTAGCAGAATTTGTTATTAAAGGTGGAGATACAAACTCATATTCATTAGTATTTGTAGATACTACTGAAG